AAAAACGCCGGAGCGTGGCTTCGCAGAGTAGGTAAACTCATTTCATTCTCCCATTTGCCGGGCAACATTGCCCACCACCACCTTACAGGTTGTTACTCCCACGCGCAATGGTTTCTAGCACAGCACGGTAATTGACCGGGTTGCTAAAATGTTTAGCGGGCCTAGCCCTCAAACCTTCAAGCTTTACATCTACCGCTTGGTCGCCCCGATATAAAAAAACCTCATGCCCGGTAGCACTTGTTAGCTTGATAGCTATCCAACAGCTGCCCCGGGCGTGTTTGGTCAAAAAAGCCACCTGATGCGGCGTTATATCAACNCGCATAGAAGCCGTGGTTTTTAACTCCACCATATGCCACTTGCCGCCACTGTCTANAATTAAAACGTCAGGAACACCCAACGTGGCACGGCTTTCCAACCGGGTAGCAGACCAATCCGGAAAATTGTCTCGGATCGCTTTTTTTAGCGACTGCCAAAAACTAGCTTCCCGTGTCTTCTTCCGTTTCGGTTTGGTTTCCAGAATATCCATCTATTTCTTCCGCTAGTCTCTCCCGGGCGCGAGAACGGTTCGTGGATTCTTCCGCTCCCACATCGTGCGTCAAAGGCGCGTAGGTTTGCTTCAATTCATTCAAAGCTTTCATAACCTCTTCTTTCGACATTTGATCAATAGTGCCGTGGCGAATCTCCGTTTTATTGACGTAGATATCCCCCTGCGCCTGACCGCGCCGATACTCAGCTTGAACAGCTGCACTGAAAGCCCCGTTCTCTAACGCCGCATCCCGAATAACCTGGAGGTCACGTAGGTGTCTTTGATACTCCACACCATACTTTTCATCCAACTCCTGACGATACTCGCGGATAGCTCTACAAACGTGGGGATGGATGCGCGGGTTGGTAAGTTCTGACGCCCGGACGTGCGCGGACTTCTCCGGGTAACCGGCATTGATCGCGGCCTCCCGCATAGTGATCTGCCCGTCTTTTGAAACGATCTCTTTAACAAAAAGCTCTTGGCGGCGTGTCAAACGTTTATTGACTAAAGGAGGGCGGTTGGTTTGCTGACGTTTGGCTTCGGGCAGCGCCGCCGCTTTTACGTCCAGTACTTTGGCATAACGATCTTTAGACATGGTGTCTCCGTATCAGAGTAAGTCCGGCTAACGTTAGCTTAAAACGGCCTATCTATATAGATATATTTCAGATATTTATAAAATATATTTTTTTATTTTTCCGTCAGAATCTTAAAGCAATAGCTTGATTAAGCTTTGTAAATCACCGTGGTGCAGGGGCCGGGATACGTCCGGGATGGTCAAAAGCTAGGTTTTATGGGGCCTAGAGGCCGATTATCCCGCCATCCCGCCAATCCCGCCATTTTTNAATTTTATTTTTTATTTTTTTATTTATCTGGAAAAACTCTATATAGAAAGGCGTTTTAAGACTCGTTGGCCGTGGGCCATGCAACGTAGTCCGTGAGGATAACGTGAGTATTCCAGCCACCACTAGGGTCGATGTCCCAAAGCAAATACCCTTTGTACCCGTTGGCGAGCAGTATTTTCCAAGCGAGCAGGGCATCGGCGCTTAAGACGCCGTCACCCACCCAGTACATTTTCCAATCTTCTTTACCTTCCTGGGGTATGTCTTCGTTGTATTCCACTGTGCCCTCGGAAGATTTTAAGATTTCAAAGCGTTCGCGTTGGTCCCAAAAGAAGGCCTTACACTCCTGCCAAGAAAGAAAGTCGAAATCGCTCATGTCGAATGACAGCGCAGTGCCTTCGGACTCGTCTAGCACTTTAATTAGTACGGTAGCTTCCATTACGCCGTCCTCCAGATCCGATACACACCATTCTCAATCTTTCGAGTCTCAAGCTTGAAGCCCTCTGGCAACCACGGCGCTCTTTCGCCTTGGGTTAGTTGTCTAATGGCGTTGTACTGTTTGTGTGTACAGGTGAAAGAATCGTTAATTTCCATTTCACGCACCCAGTAATATTTACTCGCCCGACACCCGCCTTCCGCTGGCACGGGTATTCCTTTTTCAAAAATTGGTTTTTCCATTTTTATTCTCCTGATGCACGATCAAAATAGTCTGGGGTTAGCTCGGGTAAGTCGGTTGCGGCTTTGTCGGAGCTAGTTTGTTCTCGGGTGCGAAAAAACCCTGCATGTTGCGGGAACATATTGTGAAATCGACGCGCATAAAAAGCCCGGTAATTATTATTCAGCTTAAATACGGAGGTGCCATCACCCCCGACATCAAGTTCCCAACGGATGCGCTCAAAAATAGCGTTAACGGAATAATGTTTGAAACCTTTGTAAATCATCGTGAAAGTAAACTTACAAAAATACTGCCATACCAGAGGGTTTGCTTTGTGAAAAGCTGCGCATTGTTCGCGCATTTCCTCGGCTCTAGTTTTCATATCCATGGTCCTTGTGTCGTAGTTAGGGGTGGCTGTGCCCTAGTCTTTACGAGCATTATGAATCTGACCCCCGCCTCGCATTGATACACTTTTCAATGCACAGACTAGGTATTGCAACCGATCACAGCCCAGACCGGTTGGGCGTGGTGAGTTACCAACCACACGAACAAAACTCTTTCGACAGGTGCGTTAGCGGGCACACCTAGTTTTGCTCTACCCGTACAAGGATAACGCGGGGGCCATCACAGACCTTACAGGTGGTTACTCTTATAGTCAACAGATAGAAAGATGGAAAGGGTTGCGTTTTGGTTTTCTATCTAAATTTGCGTTGGATGTATTTGAACGCGCCGTAGATCGTCAGCACGTAGAAGGCTATGACCGACATGGGTATGGCTATGTAGGCAAGCTCCCAGGGTGATAGGAACAGAAGCTCCCACGTAAAATGTATGGCGGATTCCACGTCCCCCATCGGACCCATGTCATACGCTATATCGTTCTCGTCCAGCAAAAACTGGAGGTCATCCCATTCTTCCGGGGTATAGCAGCGGACGTATTCTTGGGGGCAGGGGGTCATCAGTGTAGATGTGTAGGTTCACTCTCCAAAAACAATTCTCTCATTTCGTAGAGGTAGTCGGTGTATACGATAAAGCCTATGTTGGCCAAGGTCGTGTGATAGTCCTCTTTTGTTTCAGACAGAATCACCTTCATCATAAAGAGTTTATTGGCTTCGCCCAGCCAGACGCCGTTTGTAGTCTCGTTGAGGACAAACTCTAGAAACGATTCATCGTCTTGGAGCAGCTTAGAAAGCTGGTCGCGGTCTTTTTCGGACAGTACCGTCAACGGTTAGCCAGCAGGGCTTTTGATCGCTCTAGGCAGCGCCAGTGCATCTTCTGGCAATGGTTCCGGGCCCGTGGGCTAAACAGCATATCCAGTATTTTCCGCAGCGTTTCCCAGAAAGGCCCGGGGGTGCGGAATGCTTGGCTGGACAAGGTATCTGCCCCGTTGCCGCCGACTATCACGTTGAATAGCCGGGATACGGCGTCTGACACATCTCTGACATAGCGCCCCATACCCTGGAGCTTCTTCCAAAACTGCTGGAGCCGGGGGTAATGGTCTATGTGCAGCGCCGATATATCCACAGTAATCCTTGTCTCACTCATGCGGTGATACCTACCAAGCTCATGATCAGCAGAATACCACCAAGAATGGCGTACTCTTTCCATCCCATGGGCTTAAATTTTTCGGGCTCTGCTTCGTTGTCCGTGGTCCCTGACGCTTCGACGCCGCCTACGGTAACCCACGCTTCATTTTCGGGCGTATCGGGGTTGTCTGCCACAAATTGGCCGGTCTTGGTTCTTGCGCGTTTTCGCTTTGCCATGATGCTCTCCGTAAAAAAAAGCCCGGGTCTAGGGGCCCGGGCTAAAAGGCCATCAATTTTTCACACTTTGGGAGAATGAAATATAGGCCACTCTTAGGAGTCAGCATGAACACATCATGCTGCACTCACGTTATCACTTGGGTCTGACCACTTCAAGCACCGTTTGGTCGGCATCTTTCAGCGGTCTAGTACTCAAGTCCTGCTGCACAGCCACTGGCTCACGAATCCTGTTTGCCATAGACGTTGCGGCTTGGATAGCTATTTGTGCATCTTCGCTGGGATGCACCCAGCCGTGAATTTGTTTAGCGTCAGCTTCACGTTGCGCCTC